GCCGGTTACTGTTCAAGATGAGTTTGAGTGCACTCTCTCAGGTGTCATCGATTTGTATGTCAAGCTTGCCTGTGCGATGGATCATTGGGATTGGGACTCCCATAGTCGTCGCCTAGTGTGGCACAACTACATTTCCATTAGGAGAGCCATTGTTTTGGCTCGTGAGCCACCTCTTGATCCCATGGCCTCTATTCCAGCCGCCACTTTCGCCGTTCCGTCGGTTTTCAACCTCATAGCTCGATCTTTTGCTGCCTTTGGGGATTGGACTTCTGATATGGGCAAGTGTGTCTCGTTGGTTTTCTCTTCTTGGCTTATTTTCTTCTTCGCCTGCGAGATACCCCGTGATCGTATTTATTCCCTCACGAGCTACAATCCTGCTCTTCGAGTGTACCCATCATTATGGAAGCTTTGGTACAAGTTTTGCACTGTTGTCGCATGCGGATTTATGGCTGGAGCCATTCTCACCCTTCCTTCTGCCGAGAGACCGACTCATTTTATTTTTGTGTACTTTGGTCTTCTCAGTTTTATGGCCTATGTTTTGGTCATGTTGGAAGGTTGGTTGGCTTCCAGAACCCTTGCCCTGATTACCCCTAATGCTGCTCTCACCTTCGTCGCTGCTGCTCTTGCCATCAAGTTTGGCTCCGTCGTTAGTGCGTATGTCGAGGAGCATTTTTCTGCCGGTTGCAATTTTGGTGGTCTCCTTGGTCGCGCTTTCGAGCGGGCTAGATCGCTAACTGCCTTAGGCAAGAACAAATCCACTTACGGCAAGGCCGGAGCCTGTGTTCTTGACGTCGGCCACTATGGGGTCAGTCGCAATCATGAATTTCTGAGGAAAGCTGACGGTGCTCATCCGACTCTTAGAAAAGTTCGCGGATACACCAAGTTCTCCTATCTCGGTTCGACCTTTTCTACTAATTATCCTGTAGCTTGTAGAAGTGTCTTCGAATCCTACGTCGATGCCCACGGACCCCTCTCCGTTTTAGATGTTATGACGGTTGAACTGGACGTTTTGGCGTCCTTCATGTACTCATATGGACGTCTCAAATCCATGACCTTCTTTACTCCGTCCCACATCAACTTCGACGGACCGCTTCCACCCTTGGGGCTCTCTTGGATCTTGGCGCAGTGGTTCTTCTTTCTCCTTTTGTGGGGTTCTGCGTATCTGGTGCGTTGGATAGCTCTTCCTTATCCGACTTTCTGGCTCCCCCTGTGTGGCATTTTGACCCTCATGCACGTGATTTTCTTCAATACTAGTGTGAGCGTGTTTTCCTTCAGGATGGACGCTTGGTCTATGATATCTACAGTCCTCCTTGAGGAGGTCCACAAATACTTCTTCGGATTCATGCTTCCTGTAGGAGAGTGGGCTTCGCGTGAGTTTTCTCTCGAAGGTTTGCCTGCGTTCGCCATGCATTGCGCTACCCTGGTGTTGCCTCTACCATTGCGACCATTCGTTCACTATCTCTTCAATTATTGGATCTATTCCAACACCACGTCGTATGGGTGTGTTCCTTACCATCCTGGACGGGATCCTTGGACTAATCCCGCAGCTATTGAATTTGAGATGCGCACTGTTTCCCAGATCGTCCAACTCCTGCGATTTTATCAGGCTAATGAGAAGTTGCACCTTATCCATTCCATAATCAACTTCAGCTATGACAAGATCTTTATGGAGTTTTTCGGTTTTTCTACTGTCGAAGAAGTCGTGGCTTACATGCTTTCCTGGACTGCTCCCGTTGTTTTTACTGCGGGTTCGGGTTCAATCGTTGAGATGTTTCGTAAGATTCTTCCTCAATGGGTTACTTCGTCTCCTACTTACGTAGCCGTCGTCACTGCCGCTTCGTGCATGTTTTCTTGCTTTTTCTTTGGATCGTCCTCCAGTTTGCTCGAATTTTTGCCTGTAGTTGATTTCGCTTCGCTTTCTCCGGCGGACATTCTCACAACCTCAGTGGAAGTCGCATTGACCATTACTAAGTCCGTCCACTCTGCCTGGGTGCAGGGCGATTTGTTCGCCTTCTTTCTTCGCCCGAAGAATTTTGTCTTGCGGAGGAAGATTCTCAGGGCTCTGGAGTGGGTTTTTGACGAGTCTACCTATGAAGCTAAGAAGATCGAGTTGATGGCCTTGGAAAGTGAATCGTTGTTTGACAATGACGTCGTCGCTCTACAATGGATAGTCAAGGCGCGGGACAAATTTGAGGCTTCTCTTGCCAAGCAGAAGGCTTCTGTTGCTACTTCTGGCGTCATGAAGCTTTTGGAAGATGACGCCGTCGGTATTGTTGCCTTGAAAGCCCGCCAAGAAGAGCTCAAGAAGGCCGTTCAAATACCCTCTCTTCCCTCTGCTCTTGTTTCCAGACTGAACGAGAAAATCGTTAATGTGAACAAAGTTATTCGGGCTTCTACGAAACGCGCTATGCCCATAGTTGTTGTTCTTCTTGGCAATCCCGGAGTTGGCAAAACTACTTTCTTCACCCAACTGATCAAGTATTATGCTAGGGAGACCAAGCAGGTAATCGACGACTCTATGATCGGGAACCTTCAATTGGAGTCTAAGTATCCAGCCGAAGGGATACCCCAGAACACCAAGGTTCTTATCATTAATGACATGGTTGCGGATCACTCTAAAGGGCTTCAACAGACTTCGTTTTCCGTGGGAGCAGTCCTCCAACAGATCATGGATACAGGGTCTTTGATGTTTCCGTCAGCCGCTATTTCGAAGAAGGGAGATTCATTTCCCGAGGTTGAGATGCTGATAATAACTCTGAACCCCCGTTGTCTTGTCTTCCCTGAGGACACGGAGCGTTTGCAACGACGATTTGACGAGTGTGCTCTCGTTCTTGATGTGGCTATTTCTTTTGACGGGCACGTTGCCGCCAGGCACGATCAGTTTTCTACGCTGGACACTGTCGCTAGGAATTCCTTCTACTCTTTCAAATTGTTGACGACAGTTTGCACAGGGAAGAATGTTGCTTTCAGTGTGGATAGGACTGGTAAGTACGTTCCCATGCGTGAGTTCTTCAAGTTCTTCTCTCAGAGGATCAGGGTCAAAAAGGAAAGAGCTGAGCTCAACCGAGCTATCATGGACTCTACTTGTCCTTGTGGAGCCATATCCTACCTTCACTTTGACCAGGACGGTCAGTGGGTTGACCTTTGTGATGATTGCGTCCCAATCGAGTTGGCTTCGCTTCCAGTTCTTCCTCCTCTTTGTGAGTGCGGTTTGGAGAAGTTCCATGCTGTTAGTCCTGCCTGGGACCATCGCATCACCAACGAAGCCATTATGCGCAATCGCCCTTCGTCTTTCATGCCTCCGCCCAAGTGGACTAGTGCTGAGGGCATTGTGTATTCCTTAGGCTACTTCGTGGTCTTTTGGCAAGTCGTTTCCTTCCTTCTCTATGCCATTGAGAAGGGGCGTCAGAATGTTGAAGCTCTTGACACTATCTCTGCCGAATTTATTCTCAGAGCGTGTCGAGTGTTCATTAAGTACGATGCGTTGGTCAGTGATGTCAACAAGAAATATCTTGCCGCTTATGAGAAGTACCTCGTTACCAAGGTGTTCTTCAAGAAGTACAAAATGGTCATTGGTCTTTCAGCCGCGGCGTTGTTGGCGTGGAAGTATATGCCGGTGACTAAGACTGACACCGCTAGGATTCTTTTGCGAGAGGACGTGGATCCCGATTCTATGGTCTTAGACACTTTCACCCAGGAGGTTAACTACCCCCGCGAAGTGGCTGAACTTTGGAATAAGGCGCCGCAGACTTACGTTAAGATCGGTCTTCGTACTCCAGGTGTCAAAAGTGAGGACCTTCGTGCCAAGGTTATGAGAGCGACTAAGCCCTTCGTGACTCATCATGGGAATCAAGAGCTTAATGGATTTGCTCTTATGCTCAATGCTTCCCTCATCATGATCAATAAGCATTATGTCTATCCTCCTAAGGCCGATGCCACTTTCGGTTTTAGCTGCGACGGGTTCAACACTACTGTTAGCCCGTGTGACGTGATTCCTGTTCCCAAGAGTGAGGTCGTGTTGATCTACAATCCTTATCCTCGTAACTGGGAAGATCTGACGAGGTACTTTACTGATGAGATTGGCATTAAGCAAGCCAGAGGCGTCTACGCTAAGGACGGCACCGAGCATCTGCTCACCTTGGCGGACACCGACACCATTGGAGGTCTGACGTGGTTTGCCAATAAGGACGCTCCTGATGGCGATTGCGGGTGGTCCATGCTCGGTTCAAGCACCAAGGGCACCTTCATTCTCGGCACCGTTTCTTTTCGCCAAGAGGGTTGGATTGGTTGGTCTGGTACTCAACAGGGAGGTTCTGTGTTGACTAGACGCCAGCTTTTGTCAGCTATGGCTTCCCACCAGGAGCCGATCGTGACTACTCTGACCAACCGTGTCAAGTTGTTGTCAGAACTCAAGCCGTTGCCGTCTCATTCTGAGTTGAGATCTTCCGTTTCTGAGTTTCTTCAGCCGATAGGATCAACCTGCGGTCCCACGGCCAAGTTTAACTCCAACATTGCGAAGACTACCTTGTACGATTTCGCTTCCCCTTCTTTGTCTAAACCGTATGGTGTTCCCACCCGCATTAGAAAGGTTGTCAAGGATGAGAACGGTGCGAGATTTATTTCCGCGTTTGGACAAACCATGGAAGGCATTAAGCCCATCGGCCTTCTCGATTCTTCGGCTATTCGACGTGCAAGCGATCATTACCTGTCTTATGTTTTGAAGGAAGTTAGAAAGGTTAAGGGCTCCATTAGTATGTCACCTTTGACTTTGGAGCAATCTTTCTTCGGAGACGAGCGTCAGGGCATTTCCCGATGTAATTTCCGATCTTCTGTCGGACCCGAGGACAGACACTACATTGATCGAGATGGGATGTTTTCTGATGAGGAGAGGATCCGCCTTGATCCCGACTTCGCCTCTAAGATGAAGCAATTCTTCGAAGATATGAAGTTCAATGAGGTTAAGATGCCTTGGGTTAGTGGTGCTTACAAGGATGAGGTGCGCTCGGTGGAGAAGTTGGAGGAGTGTCGAGTTAGACTCTTCTACACTGTGGATGTTTACACTAATACTGCGGCGCGCATGTATCTTCTCCCTCTTATCCAAGTGCTGATGGACTGTCCTTACGCCTCGAAGTGTTTTGGTAAGTTGAACTCTGGTAGCAAAGAGTGGGACGATCTTGCCAAGAACTTTCGTCTATTCCCTCAGTTTATGGACTTGGATTTTAAGAACTTTGACATTTCCCACGCTTCCCGGATGTCTAGAGAAGTTGCGTACTTCATGTACAGGTTGGCCTTGGTATGGTATCGTGATGAGGCCGCGGCTGTGGTGTGTTATTGTCTGTGTTTCGCTCTCTGTTGCCAACTTTTCGAACACAAGGGAGACTTTGCGCTCAAATTGAAGGGCCTTCCATCGGGCCATATTCTTACCCTGATCTTTAATTCGATCGTCAACATCATTCTCATGTTGGTGGCTTTCGAAAAATTGGTCCCTGGTGAGGATTTCTTCAATGAGGTCTCCCCTGCCACTGTAGGCGACGACAACGCAGCTGGAGTTTCGGACAAAGTCAAGGATAAGTTCAACCTTTCCGCGATTCAACCGATATACAAGTCAATGGGATACACGGTTACTGACGCTGCCAAGAGTGGCAACATCAACAATTTTGTTCCTTTTGATCAGCTGCAGTTTGTCAAGAGAAAGTTCCGTTATGATGAGGAACTGTGCCTATATTTGGCCCCTCTCGAGTTAGATTCCGTGTACAAGATGTTGTGCTTCTGGAATGCTAAGGGAGAGTGTACGTCCTATGAGGAGCGCATGAGTGCGTGTCTGGAAACAGCTCAGCGTGAGATGTTTCTCCATGGGAGGAAAGCCTTTTTTGAGTTTCAGGCCGCGTACAAAGAGCAAATTGAAACTAAGATGAACCGTCCCTTCGTAGTCAGGTGGCTTGATTATGAGGAGTTGAAAGTGGAGTACCTGAGTGGTTCCCCCAAGTTTATGTCGTGGACGGCGATGTATTACAACATTATCCTTACGAGGAGCACCCAGGCGTGTATGTATGCTGCAAGAAAGGTCCCTTCTGACCCTGTTTCCCTTTCTTGCAGGGCCCTAACGTCTGGGACTAACAGTGTCCCTGTTGCCGACCTGGGAGGGTCTGGCAACAAAAACACACCTCCCGCCGCAGAATTGAATCAAAATTCAACAACGGTCGTCAGCACCTCTAACGCTGACAATGATATCGTGATGGCCCCTGACCACACGGTAGAGCCGACGATGGCTCCGGACTCCAGCACGTCCTTCGTCGTCGACTCTTACTCAGGATTCGCAGAACATCCCGTCCTTTTCTCTTCAGCTCCGTGGACGTCGACGTCGCTCAACACGGTTGTCACGAGTGATCTCTTTGCCAATTACCTTACGCTAGTGAAGAATACTACGTTCTACGGGAAGCTTAATAACTTTCTCTTCGTGGACGCTAAGATTCGGGTCACTGTGGTTATCCAAGGTAGTTCCGTCGCGCAAGGAAAGCTCGTCTTCTCCTTCGATCCCGTTCCGAACCCGGCAAATCGTGCCACAACTGGTATTACTGTGCCCCCTGCCCAGTTGACTAGGGGCATGATTCTTCCGTGTATTGAGATAGATCCGGCCGAGTCTAAAACGTATACGATCGACCTTCCTGCCCCTACTGTTTGGGGGGTCTTTTCTCTTACTAACATAGCGGCTGATAATCTCGGTTCTTGGAGGATGAAGCA